GAGTTGATATTATTGCCGATCCAGATAAGCCTATATTAACTCCAACCTTACAGAGAGATTTAGTAAAAGGATGGATCAATAAAATGGTAACTAAAACTAAAGAATCTCTTTCCTCTATTTGGGCTGCGCCAATTCTCCTTGCAATTGTATTAGGTTATAATGTTTATAATGGGCAGCGATCTGATTCTAAATTAGAAGATTTAAATAGATCTTTGATAATTTTGCAAACGCAAAAAGAAGAACAAGAAAAAGCACATGAGCGCGATAGGCTTCAAACTAAACAAGAATTAGATGAATTGAGAGTTAGAAGAGAAAATTTAGAATCTAAGATTAACACACTAGAATTTATTCTCAAAGAAAAGAAAGGCGGATAGAGATATGGGTGGAACAGCTTGTAAGATAATCATTATTGAAGGGAACTTAGCCTATGCTGTTACGGAAGCAATTGCTGATAAATATCATCAAGTTAATACTTTATTGTTAGAATCAGCTATTAAAGCTTCTTGTGATGGAGTGCATCAGGCAAGTATTTATTCTGCAATTAAGAACTATGAGTTTCCAGAAGAATCTACTTTAGAAAAGATTATTAATCTTCACGGAAGAATTGTTAATGAACTTCCAATGGTAAGTAGAGATGAGGCGCAAGAATTAGTTGATACTTTAACAGATGCACTTTTCTCAGCAACTAGAGAACTTTATGGAGTTACTAATTTTGTTCCAATGTCTATTGGAGAACTTAGAACAAGGTTGAAGCTATGAAGGAGATAACTATATGTTGAATAGAGAGCCAACTGTTATCATAAATGGTTTGTCTGAATTATTAAGACAAATTATTCCTTTGTTAGTTTTAATGGGAATAATTAAACTTTCACCAGAAAAACAAGCTGGATTAATTTCTATTATAGGATTAATTCTAGCTTTCATTTCAACCACTCTACTTAGATCACAAGTAGTGTCAACTGGAGTTGCAAATTCACAGATACAAACAGGCATTAATGCGTCTTCTGATACTACAGTGAAAGAAGTAATAGCTATTGAAAAGGAGAATAGAGAATGAGTTTTCTAGCCAAATTAGGGAAAACACTTGCAACAGCAGCAGCAACTTTAACAGGAATTATGCCAATTGTTCAACCACTACTTGGAAGAAGTAGTAAAGTAGAAGCTGTAGCTGCAAAGATTACAGATACTTTGACATTAATTGGAAGTTTTGTAGCAACAATGGAACTTGCATTTGTTAATGTTCCAAAATCAGGAGCACAGAAATTTGCCGCTCTTGTTAATGTAATAGGGCCGCTAATTAAAACTTCAGAATTAGTAGCAGGTAAGGAAATAGCAGATGAAACAATGTTCCAAAAAGGAGTTAATGGTATCGCACAAGGTGTCGTGGATATTCTTAACTCCTTAAAGGCGAGCGGAGTTAAAACTAGCTAGGTTTAATCGCAACTTGATCAATGGGAACTAACACTAATTTCTGTCCTACTTCCAAATTTCCTACTAGCATAGAAGCTGGAATTAGATTCATGGATTGTGGAGTTCCCAATTGATCAAAAATTGTTATTTCTACCATGAGCGGACGTTCAGACCCTAATGCACGATGGATTTTGGTTATGACTATGCTAAGGCGATTCATTTTATTTTCTCAACAATCTCTGTAATTTCTTCAGTGGTTAATCCAAGTTCCCATAATAGGTAGAAAAGAGCTTTCTTTAAATCCTCTCCACCATTTTTATCTTTATACCTAGCAGCATATTTAATTACATTTCCAATTGGAAAATTTAAATCGTATTGCTTAATTAAATGTATTGGCGAAGCTTGTCCTGCTTTTGAATAATGATTTGGTAATACAGGATCATTCGCAGGTTTTTCTTTTGTTTCAGATATTTTTTCAATTATAATAAATCCTGGAAAATTTATACTTTTTTCAGGTTTATCATAAATTGTCTTATCTGGATTTGCTTGTGCTATGTGATTAAATATAGATTTATTTACCAAAATTGGTGTACTACTCATCTAGTTTCTTCTCCATTTCTCAAATTCTGCAAGAAATAATTTCTCAACATTTTCTGGTTGAAGTCTTAGAATATCTAGATCATTATATGGTTTTATTTCTTTACTTAGAACTGCTGGATTTTTTATCAATTGTATCTTCTCAGTCTCAGCCATACGGAGATCAATTTCTTTTATTATTTTGTGACTATCCTCATCAAACTTTAAACCAAATTTTGTATCAATTAACCCTTTAGTCCACAAGATAGTTCTTTGCCATAAATTAGTTCCTAATTCTTCTCTTATAGCAATCTTCCACCAATAAGGAAAATCTTTATACCAAGTTTCTTCTCCATCATGTAGTAGTGTTTCTAATTTTAAATGCTCTGGGGCTTTATAACAACATAAAACAGAATGATAACCAACTGAATATGCAAATTTAGTCGCTCCACAGAATCTATTTTCTATAGATAAATGATGTGCCATATCTTCAATAGTTATCATTTCTATTGACGGCTCTAATAGATCAAATCTAAGGCCAGTGTATGTAGGCAGCCAATACTTACTCATTGTTTTTCCTTTGTATCATATTGTTTTGCATCTTCTGTTATATAACTATCTGGAAATTCTTCTAGTTTAAAGTGTCCATCAGAACTTATTTTAATTCTTTCTGGTGCAATTAATCCTTTTTCTACTTTTCTTTCTAATGCTCTTGCTTCATGAAGAACCAAAGCCATTCGCAGATGATAAATAATTTTATCGTTATTCTCCCATCGCAAACAGTTATCACAGTGCATTGTACGATCTATAAGAACACGTAGAATCTCTTGTGTTTGAACTCCAGCTTCAAAATTGTTTAATCCTTCACGATCTACAAATTGAATTTGGAATTTATGTTTTTCTTCTTTTTGTATACACTCATCATGATTGTCACAAATAAATGATAACTCATAAACATGACCATTTATTAAATCTCTCATGTTGCTCTCCTTTTATCATCTGCTCGTTTCATCCTAAGCGCACTCTCAAATGCACTTCTTAATTTATCTTCACTAGCAGTATGAAAATTTTCTTTCATCCATTCCATAATGACCCACGGTGCAGTTTCATCTAATTCTTTTAGGACAAATATTTCTTCATCTGGTCTTGCAGCTTGTAATGTATAATTACTTTGTTTAGGTTGTGGAGGATAAAGCTCTCCATATAACTCTAATACTCTTTCTTTTGGTAAACTATTCCCTCTCTTCATATTTTAAGTTCCCTCATACCATTAGGATTATCTTTCTCAGAAAATGGTCCCCAGTTCTTTCCTAATTTCAATTCAACTCCTACAGTCAGTCCATTTTTTGCCACTGAATTCTTCAAGTATTTGGCTGGTCGAGTCATAACTTCAAAGATCACCTTAGAGGCATCTTCTACTTTACCTTCATCAATCTCGAAAGTTAAATCATCATGTATTTCATTTACTAAACCATACTCTCTTACATAGTTTCTAATAATTCCATCCTTTTCATATTCCCACAAATCTCTCATAGCTTCTTTCTTCTTACCAAAAGCATCGTTTGCAGGTAGGAAAGCTATGGCTTTATTAATATCATTACCCTGTCTTACATGATATAATCTTCCTCTACTTCTAACTAATCTCTCGCCCAATCTGAGCGATTTTGGCGGCGCATAAACCAATCTCCAATCAAATACATCATTGAACCATCTAATATAGCCATAACGAGAAATCAAATATTCATCTCTATCTGCTCGTTCTAATATATTTTTATGAAAGTCAACGAAAGTTTTTGGAAACAGGTTTCTAATTGTCTCAATTAAAGTTTCGCATTGCTTTACATCTTTAAAAGAATATCTATTTAACTTATAAAACTTATGTTCTCGCATTCCAAAGCCCATACCTAAGATGGCTGGTTTAGCTTGCGAGTTTCTGGTAAATTCAAAATTCTTTTTAATCCACTTTAATTGAGCGCCTAAATCTGCATCTGATAAAGCTAACCAATCTTGTAGATTTTTAAGTCGATTAAGTGCTTCTTCATATTTAGCAATTCTTTCTATCCATGCTTCATGCGTTAGTTTATCTGGCTTTTTCACTCTTAACTTAGCAAACTTCATTGGAAGTTCTTCTGCTAATATATAAGCTGCCACATAAGAGTGTACGTCTAATCTTACTAAACGCATGTATTCAGGATCTTCTGCTTCAAATCCTAAAGTTAATGCGTGAAATGCTGACCAATCTCCTGATAATAATAGTTTTCCTTGTCCTGCACAGATTGTTTTTCTAAATTGGTTTGCTAACTCTTTATATCCCGGAGAAGAAAATCTAGTTCCTCTTGCTGGTGCATTATGGATCTTACTAGACAACTGGCCAGTAGCAGGAATTGGCAGAAAGTCTGCATGAATTCTATTGTCCTTTGAGACAACCCATCCTTTTCGTTTTGAATCGACATAAGTTGATTTTAACTTTCTTAATTCTCTAGCATAGACTATATACTCAAATAATTTATCACCAGTTTGATCAAATAATTCACTAATTTTATCTTTAGTTGTAGTTGGCTTATCGCCTTTACGAAAATCTCGAGTTGTTGGAACTTTATATCCTTTATACTCTATATACTTGATTGTTTGTTGTGGCGAACCCGGCTTATATTTCTCCATTCTACACCAGCGTTTTTCCATAACACCAGCAACATTAAACTCATGGAGAACTAAACCAGTTGTATCTATTTCTTTTAAAACAATAGTTCCATCTCTTTTTTTAGATTGTCTTACTCTGGAATTTTGCTCTATAAATCTAGCTAAAGCTTTATGATAATCCTCTTTTTCTCCAAAGATTATATACTGATTATTATGACCATTAGAATTAGGAGTTCTATATAGTTCATTAAACTTAATAGTAAGATCAGTTATTTCTTTAGGAACAAATTTATAACCTTCAGATGGTGTGAATTTCCGCAATTGGAAAGGATATAATTCTTGAATAGCTTTGCCTGTTTTTCTTATCTCAGAAACAAGCATTTTTCGCATTTCTTCTCGTGCTTCCATATCTATTGGAAGTCCTCTATTTGTCATATCGAGAAGAATTGGACGAAGATTTACTATGTCATCTATATATCCTTCGTATAGAGTTTTTGTATCAGATGCGAATCTCTTGGTTTTTAAAGCAGGACTAAGACCATTATTAATTCTAATAACGGAATCAACATCAAGGCAGCCATAAGTTTTAGAGTCTGATTCAGATTTATGTTTCCATGCTGGAAATTCTGGGGCAAAAAAGTTTGTTGCAAATTGTAAAGCGCGTCCAGTTTTAACAAAATCAGGGTTAGCATGTTTCCACTCCCACATTAAATCTAAGTTTATACCTTTAATACAACCTTTTCCTAAATGATATTCTAAGTTGGTTTCGTCAAATTTCCAGTTATTCCAGCCTAACTTAGTATTCGGAAGAGAAAGTATTTTGGCTGCGATATTCGTAAAATCTGATCCATCCCAGCTAAGAAATATCCCCTTTCCACTTTCACATGAAAATTGAATCGAATTGATATCTCTGACTTCGATATTTTCATATTCAATTTCAGTCTCATCTGTTTCCAAAATTGTATCGGGTGTCTCAATATCATAGGATATTGCAAGGTTAGAGTTACGTCTGCATATTTCATAAAACTCCTCAGCTTCCTCAACAGTTGGATCTAATATATAATTATGATTAAAAGGAAATTCAATTCCTTTTGCTATTTGCATTGCATGAAATACATCTCTCTTTAACACATGTAACAATAACCGTTCACCGCGAGCAATGAAAGAAGGATGAATAGTACTAACAATAGGTATACCAAGAATACTATTGAAAGAATAGCCTCTGAGAGATGTAGATCCAAGTTTTTTAAGTTGTTTTTTATTCTTTTCAAGCTTGGCATTTTTTACAAGTTCTCCAATTTCAGGACATAAATATCTTAATGGAAGATTGCCTAATGCTAATATACATTTCACTTTTCCATAGTATTTCTTTAATACTTCTTGAAAATGTACACGACAGTGGATGATAGAAGATTCTTCATATGGCATATTTTCTAGAAGATTATTAGGTGGCTGACACGCAATTAAATTCCAAAGTAAAAAATCTAATCTATCTGCTTGTGCAACTCCTTGTCTTTCTAATCTTCTAAATACAGTTTGAAGTACACTACCTGATTCAGCATATGGGCGCAATGGAAGTCCATCTTGTTTTTCCTTAGCACCTAAAGCTTCTCCTACTATCATTACACCATTCGTACAATTTCCTTCTGGACGCGAAAATCCACCTTGAATATAACCATAGAGAGAGCAGCCAAAACATGAAGGAGGTTTACTAAGCATTGTATTTATCGTAGATTTCGTTTAATTTTATAATTTGTAAATCAGTTAAAAAGCCATTCTCAGTATCTAGTTCATCGCCAACCGTATCTAAAAAACTACATTCCCAAGTATTTAAATCAATTTCTTGATTGTAAATAAGCCATTCGTATTTATCTATTAGTTCTTTTCTAAGTTCTGTTGCCACTTTGTTTCTATAGCTCCTTCTATTATAACTTCTTCATTTGGATCTACATATCGTTCTACAAGTTCAACTTCTGATCTTGCATATCCTATAGAAACTTTCTTCCATATAAATTTTCCATCTGGAAATATGAACAGATCATTAATTTGTAGATCTTTGAATTTCATTTTTGTTTATTGGTACGTATCTTGATGTAATTTTTATTTTATCAAGGGATTCAGTTGTTATTTTTTCATAGCAAGAATAGCAAGTCAAATCAATTCCACTATTCTCTCCACATATTTTACATTTCTTATCATACTCAGTCCATCCTGTATTCATACAAATCAAACAAATGCTAGTTTTATTTAATCTTCTTATGCGTGGTTTAGCTTCTGGATTGCATCTTGGACAGTTTGTTTCTGCCATTACTTAATATCCTCTGGTCTTAGCTCAAATACTTTCATATCATTAAAATCGGCCACTACAAAAGCTCCCCTTATTCCATTTGAGTTAAGCATTGTTCGTAATTTAGCTAAAGTTTCTGGATTAATTCCCTCGCCACCAATAATTCTTTGTGGTTTTGCTACGAATAGATACATCATATAAGGTTTAAATTCGTAAACATCCGGATCAAGTGGAGCTAATAATTTAGCTTCTTTGACTAAAACTTGTTTCTTTGGTTTATTATCCTTCATTTCGCGCTCCATGATATATTAATCTGTGATTTTTCAATCTATTTATACCATTATGCATTTTATTAAAATCACGTTCTGTGTCTGCATAATCTTCATGCAATTTAGCTTTACCTTTATCTAAAAAAGATTGCACTACAGCAGCACCACCATTTTCTAAACCTTTGAACTTATATAGAAAAACAAAATTGTTTATGTGCCTTATCACATCACCATCAAGTATAACTACAGTATGTTCTATAGATCTTTTCTCAAAGAATATAGAAACTTGCGTATCTTTATTCATAATATTAAGAACTTTATGTTTAGATGGAAATGCTAAACTAGAAATTCGATCAAATACAGTTGTTGACATTGGAGAAAAATAAGTATCTATAACATCATCAAAGAAATTTTCTTCTTCTTTATCAGACATATCTCATTACACTCTTTTCTGTTTTAATTTTGTCAACTAGCATAGCTTCACTTCCAACTATATAAAGTCCTTCTGGAGTTCGTGCTCTACTAATACTAACATAAGCCATTCCCGGCAAACCAAAGTTCCAAGTATTTATTTGAACTTGTAACTTATCTAAAGACAATCCTTGTGACTTGTGTATCGTACTAGCATAAGCCAATCTCATAGGATGATATTCTACTTTTCCTATAACCCATTTCTTAGTAAATTGATCTACATAAGGAGAAAATTCCTTTGTAAAAAATTTCTTGTCTGGCTCATGCTTTGATAGATTTAGTAAAGTTCTGTGCTTTATAGTAACTTCATTATTATTTCGCTTTAATTTAATTGTAAATGCATCGTTAGTTTTACTGTACGCTGTAATAGTTCCACAATCACCATTAACAAAATCAAAATCAGGACAATTGTTAGCAAGAATCATAACATAAGCACCTACTTTAAATCTCATCAAATTTGGAATTTGTGTTTTCCACTCGCCCAATTGCTCACCCTTTCTAGATGGAATAGAGGTTATTGTTTCACCTTGAATTTCCATAAGACGTTTACTATTGTAATCATCTACTAAATCATTCTTTCCAATTAAAGTAGTACCATCAAATTTATCAATTACACTTGGAATGAATTGAACGCCGCATTCTTTTAATAAAGGCACAGCATTTCTTCCATCTCCACTTCGCACTAAGTTAATTGCTTGAATAAACTTTTCATTTCCTTGTCGCCATATCTTCTCTAATCTAATTGTATTTTCTTGAAACACAGACCAACAATTAGCTTCTGTTACCATGTTTGCTTTTACTGGTGGTAATTGGAGCAAATCGCCAATTATATGAAGTCCTAATTTTCTTGGATTTTTATCTTCATTAATCTCATTTATAGCATCATATATTAAATCTAACTGATTAGCATCCATCATTGAAATTTCTTCAATACCTAATACTCTTTTTTCTTCTCTTATATTTCTAAGGATCCAATGAAGTCTCTGATCCATATAAGAATCTCTTAGAGAATCTGTATCGTAATATTTTAATGTACTATTTACAGTTTTTGTATTGAGATTAATTGCAGCAATTCCTGTAGTAGCACATAATTCAATATAATCAGGATGCTTTAGATTATATTTGTTAATAGTATATGTTTTACCTGTACCAGCAGCACCAGTTACAAATATAAATTGCCTATCTAAAATATTTAGATCATCACTATCTTCTTCTACAATTGGAATAGTTGCTGCTTTTTCTGGTTGAATTGGTAGATTTGCAATTTCTTCTCTACCTAGAGCTTCTCCAGTATACATTTCATCTAAAGGTTTAAATTTTGGTGGAGTTTCAATTGGTCTAAAATTGCTATCTACCTTCTTAATAATTATTGGAACTGTTTGAAATTTTATTTTTGCCATCTTTGTTCTTTCTAATAAAGAAAATCAGGGAGAATGGAAACCTGTCAAAGTAAACATTCTCCCCTTATTTAGTTGGAACATCCTAACTAAGAAACTAATTAAAGTTTCTGGTCAAGCATATCTTAACAATATGCTCATTCCAACTAAAATTATTTCTTCAAATGCGCAGCTACATAAGCCTGTGCATAGCATTTTGTTCCATCAACTTTACTTTCAAAATAATTCTGTTTAGTTCCATCAGGATTATTGGGAAAGAACTTCATGCGATTTGCTAGAGTTACATAACCATCTTTATTAGCACGAGGATCAGATGGGTTCTTTTCACTTGCTTTCCATTCAAGTTCAATAGTTCCCATTGGCTTTTGTGCTAATGTAGTTTCTACTAAAGCTTTTAATTCAGCTTGAGTAGCAGTTGGCGGTACAGAAACTCCAAGTTTATATAGAAAATCGTGAACTGGAGTTGTTCCTACTAACTTGTTATAGATGGAGTTAATCCAATCTAAAACTCTGTATTCATTGTAATCACTTCCTTCTGCTACGATATGGCCGACTAGAGGAACTACAATGAATGTTCCCACTTTCTTACTTGCTTTATACTCAACTCCTTTTTCTCCTAATTCCCATTGAATAATATATTCTTTACCTCCTGCTGGTGGTGGTGGAACTACATTAATATCTTTAGATTGATCAGCAACTTCTACTTTTTGATTTGGATCTACTGCTACTTGCTCTTCTTCATCTGCGCCATTTGCTTGAGCAATTCCTATATTAGCATTCATGTGCGGCATATCTTTTTCT